GACCGTGTTATCGGCAACGGTAATGATCGTTTCGACCACCTCTTCTGTTGTTGGGTTGTATAGCAAAGCGTCATACTGGCCGTCTTTAATGCTGGTGATACTGACCAACGTCCCAGCGTCAGTAATCGAGCCGTTTGCAGTTGAGCTGTAGGTGCTTGCTTCTGTAATCACCCGGATGTAAGAACCAGGCTGAACACCCAAAGCGTCAGGCACTGTCTTGAAGCTGACAGTCTTGGTGATGCGACGACGGACGCTCAGCAGAAAACGAGCTGTACGCAAAGCTTGTTCACGGTTTGTGCAGAACTCGCTCAAATCAAATGATTGCTCGGTTGTATTTCTTTCATTCACACCAAGATCCGACCAATGCATCAACGCCGATGCCTGATACGGCAGATCGTTTTGAACGGTGACGCGCCAGGTGACAAGCGCTCTGATGTTTGAGCGCTGTGAAACATCGATGTACTGCAGCTGCAAAGAGTTCTCAATAATGTTGCCTGCAGTAAAGATTTGCTCAACCGCAATTGGTTCTAGGCTGATCTCATTGTTTGAATTAACAGGCAGTGCAGGAATCATTCCGAACCGACCGTTTTTGATCGTGAACGAACAAAGCTGCAGCGGTGCGTTGTCGTAGATAAATGTGCGGAAGCTTTCGCTATCTTCAATAACGCCGTCGTAAAAAATCTTGTTTGCCTTCAAAAACCTTGCAGTGGTACGCAAAGAGTCTTCGTCTACAAGCTCAGCAGGCACAACGTTACCAACACCTTGGTTTGTGTTTTTGAGCAGGTAGAAAACAAGGTCTGCAAACAAATTGCTTGGAGCGCTGTCGCCTTCGATCAAGCGAGTGACAGAGATTCCCGTTCCAGACCACAGCCGCAGCTGCTCGATTCCAGAGATTTCTCCGCTCGATTTGACTGTGAAACCAATAGTGGACATATCGTCATACTGAGCCAGGCTTTCATTAGAGATGTATTCGTTGACATATACAATCTCGTGTTCTGGACCAGACTCGTTTGACTTTGTCAGCTGTGTGTAGTGACTGCAGTCTGAAACTTGTGAAGCTTCCTCAAAGACTCGATCGCCGTCCTTAAGACCACCAGTGCCAATAGTCGTGACACTTGCGACTGAAAACGCAAAACCAACGTTGTTATAGCTCGCACCAATTGCAGCGGCATAATTGCTAAATTGATTGCTTACGTCAGCAGTAATCGTAAAAGCATCCCCAACTGCCCAATCTCCAGTTGCTTCGTTAGTTGTAAATTGAACATTTGACCAAAGGTATTTGTTATTGCCATTTGCAGCGTAATACCTTGGCCCAATCGTTTGACCAATAATTCCTTCCACAGCTGTTGCTGTAATGTTAACAGTAATAAACCTGCTGCCGTTTTCTTTATAGTGCCGATGGCTAGCTGTTTTTGATTGCCCTGGCGAATCTTTTGCACTACCAAGGAAGTGGGTCAGCCATGCGTGCTTGATCAACTGAACACTGCCGGTGTCTGAAGCAAAATTCGTATTGCTAATTGTTGCTGGAACAGTTGTTGGCGTAGACTCGGCAACAGATTTTTTGGGATTTGTAAACAGTTCGTCGTTGGTTAAAATCTCAGCAATAGTGGCCTTTTTGCCCTGAACAGTGACCCTAAAACTTCCGTACGGCGTTTCAAGGTCTACGGCAACAGTGCCGATCTGAGCAAGCGTGTAAGGAACTCCTTCTGTGGACTGCAACACAACAACTTCATTCTCATCAATGCTGTTAATTGCAATGTCCGAACCAGTGCGTGGAATCAGTCGGTATTCATAAAATCCTTGGGTGCCAGGGCGAATTCTCAGATAGTTGTTTTGCGTAATTGGTGCGTTGCCCTGGACACAAAAGACTTGCGGCATCCGTTTAAACGGAGACTGAGACTGCCCGTACTCCGCAACAGGACGAACCCAAATTGAAAAACATGAGGATCGCTGGAAATACTTATCCATGCGACCAGTACTTAAAGAAATATCGTCTTTGTCAAGCTTGAACAACCTTTCAGGAGAAGGCAGAGCGTTAAAGTTGCAAAGACCTGCAGCTCTATTAAAAACTTGGCTGCGAATACCAAGCTCAATTACTTCAGCGTCTCGTCGGACAGGACGAATTGTGGCAATGTTTAGACGGCAAACATTGTAAAAGGCTGCGCCACAATGCTTTGTAGGGTTAAAAACATCACCCTCATATCCACCAAGAGCCTCTCGTACTGCTCGCGTTCCAGCGATGCCAATCTCAGGTACCCCGAGGATTGCAACGCATTTCATAATTATGTGGATGCGGTCAGAACCCTCTTTATGGTGAACTCGATCTTCAACGATCCAGCTGCTCGCTCCAATAATCCATCTTGAGCCAACAACCATCAAATCTGATGCACGTTGTCGCCAAGATGTTGCCTCGTTGACAAGGTCTTTTAGATTTACTTCAGTGCCTTTGAACCCTTCATCTTCTTTTCCTTCTAACTCTTCCCAAACAGCATTGCTGTTTTCAATCTCAAAGGTAACCGTATCTCCTTCGTTAACAGTAACAATAGTTTTGTCTTCTATATCCTGTCCGCTATTCGTTCCGCTATGACGAATAAAACCCATGTGGCGTGAATAAGCCCTGCCAACCCCAGGCTGCCCAGCCTCTTCGTTCCTAATGTGCAAAACATCAGCAAGAGTGCCAGCAATTTTGCGACGTTGAGCCTGAATTTCCTCCCTGGCATCTCTGTTGTCAGAACCTTCAGTAGCCGAAAAGGGTGCGCTAACAATCTCCCAGTTGAAGCGATAAGCCGAACCGTTATGAATTGGCGTTCCAGTGCCAAAGGTTGTGTCACCGCTTGGCGTGTATGACATTGAAAATCCTTTACTAAACTGCCCATCCTCTGTGGGTGCAGTAAAAACTTCCCTGCCTACTGTGCCTGTTGCACCAGGGCCTTCAGTGCCCAGCAGAGCTGGTGACGCTGGACGATTGCTGCCCTTTTTGGAAGACCAGTACAGAGCAAAATCACGGCTACCCAACGCACTTAAAGACGACGTCCCAAGCAGCACACCTCCAAGCTCAGGCTCGTCTACTCCAAATTCACCAGCTACATAAACACCTTCATACGCTTGATACGCGCCATACGCATAAAGTCGAGACCACACCAGCGCTGGTACAAAAATCAAACCGCCAGTAATTACGCCATCCGCTCCAGTGCCTCGCTTGCCGAATGGAATCGGGATTGGTTGATTTAGTTCGGCAAGGCTTGGTGCGTTATCAAAACTGCTTGCCTGATTGAAACGACTTGGACCAATTTGGTCAGCAAGTTTTTTGCTTTTAATCTTGCCGTCTTCCAGCGATGGCGCTTTCGGCGCTAGCAACAAGCTGACTGCCGTAAGAGCAACACCGACTGCAACATTTGTAAAAATTATCTGCGTAAGAGTTTTTGCAGCGACAGGAGCTACAGAAGCTTGTATGTCTGGAATGCCTGCATACTCAGCAGGGCGCACATACGCCCTCTGCATTGCATAACGGACAAAATTTTTATACTCCTCTTCGCTGCAGTCAAGTGCAGCAATTAACGCTTTTTCGTACGGTAAGAGCGGCGGATTATAAGACTGTCCACCGGTTTCCAATCCACTGCGGAAACCAACGGATTGATGAAGAGGACGCCACTCTGCCATAAGACTCCGAAGGCCAGCGGCCTAACGTCCAGCAATGCTATGTCGCCATCATAACTAGGGCAATCAAGCCGCTCACAATAACGATTCAGCTCCTTCAACACCTGCCTTGGCGTCATTTCGTACCAAGCTTGTTTCACGCCTGGGTTGTCGATGCCTAGACGCTCCAGTGCGTCAATCACGAGATGGATGCAGTCATCCTTGCCGTAGCTGTACTTTCGCCCAATCAGATCGCTACACACTGACTTGCGCGGTAAACGGAATGTTGCCCACTTGCTGACGACGCAAGCGACGACCTGGAACGTTTGCCTGCACAGCATCAAGCACAGAGTTCAATTTGATTTGAATTGACGCTTCGTCCCAGCCTCCAGAAGAACAGGCACCGAAATACTCGTATAGGGTGCGTTCCACCACATAGGTGTTTGAGTTCCATAGCACCGTTGAGACTTTGGCAACGTACGTGTTGTCCAAAGCTTCGACGACGAAGTTGCGAATAATCTCTGTGTTGGCAAACTGCAGCGTTGCATCAAGGTTGTCCCCTTGGAGCGTTGCCATCGCACCACCAAAACCAAACGGCAGAAACGAGTAGTCGTTTACGTTTTGGCCGACAGCGTAGTTCTGGAACTTGAACTGGTTTAGCTGACCGCTACGGCCAACTTCAAGCAGGTGTCCGTAAACAAACTCCATCAGACTCCAATCCTCCGGCGAACAGCAGCTGAATTACGAAGTGAGCCCATGGCTCTACGTTCACCCTCTACAGCACCCTGTTGTGCTGCTCTTGCAAGTCCAACCTGGAACTGCTCAGCGGTGACGTAATCAACGTTGTTGATGCGCTCTACGTTAAAGCGAACGTCAATTGGTGCGGCAACTGCTGTTCCGCCACTTTCACCTGACGTTCCAGAAGCTCCTGTTTCGGGAATAACAGAAGAACCGCGAGCGCCACGCGAGTAACGCGCCATGCTTTCACGCATTTTGCTTTCAGGAATGATGTACTCAGATTCTCCGCCTTCCCCAACAAGAGCTTTGGTTGGACTGCCTACATACGCACCCTCTGCCGCTGAAATACCAAAACCTCCGCTTGAAAATGCTCCTGAATAGTCGATATTCCCTGTTAATGGAGCTTCAGCACCGCTGCCATAACTGCCACTGCCTACCCCAGCAAACGCACGAGCGACGCCAATGGCGATGTATGTCGCAATCATTCTTGCGGCTTCTTTCAAAAGCACGTTTGCTACGGCGTTAAGCATGTTGGCAAACGCCTCTTTTGCGGACATGCTGCCGTCCGCAATGGACTTGAACACGTTCACAATGCCTTGAGCAACTGCGTCTGCTACAGGCTGTACTTTTTCCAGAATCTGCTTTTGCCGCAGCTCCGCTTGCTCAACCGCGTCCAGCTGAGGAAGCAGCTCGTTATACAGAGCAATGCGTTTTTCTAGATTTTTTATCTCGGTACTAGCTGCTTTTTGCTGATCTGGAGTGCCCCTTTCAAGTAGTATGTTCTGCTCAGCAATTTGATTTTTTAAAGAGTTTTGAGCATCTTCCAAGCGACGAACTTGTTTTATGCGCAGCTCCAGCATTTCATTTTCATCTGTACCAAAAGGATTTGCAACTCTAAACTGTGTGTCCTCTAATGACCTATTTAGTTGAGTAGAAATACCTTTTGTTTCTTGTGTAGCTCTCAAAGCATTTAGGTCTTTTTCTACCCGAAGTTGGTTTAAAGCGTTTTGTAATTCAGCGTTTTGTATCTGATGATTTCTGGTAAGTAATTCTGTGCGTGTACGCATTATTTCGTTTATTTCTTCTTCTGTACTATGCCCGGCTAGTGCTACTTCTAAAGCGGCATTATCTAAGGCCAACAACGCGCGTTCAGCATGCAAACGCTGGTTTGACATATCTAAAGCTTGCTGTAAACCTGCTTCTTCCCCACGAAGTAAAGTTGTGCGGTTTACTGCTTCGTCAACTATCTGTAGGTTTATCTGATTCCTTAGCTGTTCTTGTAGTTTAAAAGCTTGTAAAGATTCTTTTGCCTGGTCCGCGTCAAAGCGTGCATTCTCTGCCGCTGCTCTCATAGAGTCGCGGGCTATTTGTTCTTTTTTCTGCCGCAGCCTTTCTGCGTTTGCAAGGCGTTGTCTTTCGACATCTAAAAGTTTTACCTCTGCTTCCTTAGTTGCTATTGTTATTTTTTCCTTTTTTTCGGACTTAGTTATTAAACCCTTCATCTTGTCTGACAGAGCTTGGGCTATAGCTACTCTTCTTTCTTCAATAATTTCAGCTGTTTGAGCTGCTGCTACATTTTCTATATTTGCTTCGTTAAGTCTATCTTCTAGTGCAATTTGTTTTTGCTTGGTCTGCAAAGTCAAAGCTACTGTTTGTGCTTCTTCGCGTACAGCATTTGCCCGATCTTTAGCTGCCTGGGTAAGTGCATTTTGTAGGTTGCTTTGCGGTCTTTCTGGTGTTGATTGCAAAAACGCAGGAGTAGCTGCAGCAACTGCCAAACCTTTAAGGCTATTAGTAAGTTGCTGGACCCCTCTATCAAACTTTCCGGCATTCTGCGCATTAGCAATTAGTATTTTCCCAAAGAAGCCCAGATCTTCTTCAGCTTGTTTTACTGTTTCTTCAAAGAGCTTTTGTTTCTGCCCGCTTTGTTCCAGATTATTTAGGTACTCTCTTTTTGCAGAACTAAGCCGCGTAACAGCTGCTTCGTATGCAGTTACTACGCCTTTGCCCTCTTTTAAAGCAAGTCCTAACTGCTTTTGTTTCTCAGCTGCATCGTCTATCGCTCCACCAAGAACCTGCAATGCGATTGCTGCTGGTCCAAATGTTTGGCCTGCTGCAAAACCGCCAATAGCACCGCCTGCGGCCATGCCGGCTCCGCCGCCGAACAATAGAGGAAAAGCGCCTGCAGAAACAGCAGCTTCGATTCTGTCTTTTCTTGTTATGCCTTTGGCTTTTGTACCACCCCCTTCCTGAAAACCGAACGCCTTGGCCATCGGGGATCCAGCGATATTACGTGCCCCGAAAACAGGAGAAGCCAGGGAAGATCTAATGCTTACCCGATCACTTCCAGTAGAAGCCGGAGTAGTGGATCTTTGTTTTCCAGTTGTAGGTACACCCTGAATTCTTCTTTCTTCTTCAAGAAGTTTATTTTGTCGATCTATCTGTGCGTTGTACTCCTTTTGAGCTGTTACCAGAGCACTAACCGCTTTTTTCTCGGCATCTGTACCTGCAGCAGCGTTTCGCAGAGCACGTTCCGCTCTTCTTACCGCGTTTGAATAGTTGTTTACATTCGCAATACTTCTTCGAGAAAAGTTTTTGTCCAGCCCTTTGCCCAGTTTTATTGTGGCGGCATTAACTTTACCGACTTCTCTTGTTACTGACTTAAGGTCAGCTTGCAAAGTTCTAAGTTTGTCCGCTCCGCGTAGCGCAAGCTCAATGTCTACGCCGTATTGAGAGGCGGCCACGGGCGAAACGTAGAGGGGCTTGTGTCAGTTTAACGCGAAGCCATAGTTCGCGCCCCTCTAGACGTGCGCGCTTGATCCATCACCCGCTCTTCTTCTTCGCCCTTAAGCTCGTAAAACGCGGCCCAGCCGACTAGCTCTTCTTGCGTCAAGTGTTTTGACAGCTGAGCAAGCGTCATTCCTAGCTCTTTGGCTAAGAAGAACATAAAAAACCAGTCGTTACTAGCTTTTGAGGTCTGCTTTCGCTTCCTCCACCTTGTTCTCAGTGCCGGACGCCAGCATTGCAAGCTGAATGTCCTGCAGAACAGCAGCCTCAACAGCATTCTTCAACACAGCCCGTTCGCCGTCTTGGAATAGACGCTTGCCGTTTTCGTCTAGTGCTTTTTCAATAAGCATTCCAAGAGCGAAATCGTTGGCATCATCTGATCCGGCTTTCTTTTGGATGGACTCGCGCTCTGCAATGGTCAGCGGGTGCCAGTAAATCTCAAGCACCGTTTCGTCGCCGTCCTTGACTTCATGCTTATACAGCTGACTAACGCCGAACTTATTACGAAGCAGTTCAGAGGCGCGCATAA